TGCCATGGTTCATATAAGACCGCGCCAAGCGTTCATAGTTTCGATTTGAGGTCGTTAAAACTCCGCCGACCCCTGTCGTTACGATATGGGAAATGTAGGTACTAAAACAGCCGATATCGCCTTTTATGGGTTGCGCAAACATCGATTCGCAGGAATCCTCAATGACCTTTAGTTTGTGTTTCTTTGCAATCGGAACAATCGAATCCAAGTCGGCTGGTAGTCCGAACATATGGACCGGCATGATCGCACGAGTCTTATTCGTTATGGCGTACTCGATTTTCCAAGGATCGATATTATAGGTCCAGAAATCGACATCGACAAAAACGGGCTTTAGATTATTCTGGATTACAACATTTACCGTCGCAACAAAAGTGACCGCCGGAACAATGACCTCATCCCCGTCTTTCCAATGATGCATCTCTTTCAGGGTCGCCAAGGCCACTCTCAGTGCGTCTGTCCCCGAGTTCATCATGACCCCGTATTTATGCCCATGAAGACGGGCGAGTTGCGTCTCAAAACGTGGTATGTATTTATGAGACGACAACCAACCGCTATCCAACACATCGTTTACATAACTACGTGCCCGTTCAGTGATGTCTGTTACGCCTAAGTTAATATGCCGTTTCATTGGTTCGTCCAACGGACTGTGTTGCGCATTGACTTGCCGAATTCTCTATCGAGCGAGTCCTCGATTGTCATGCGTCTTAACCGCTCCATGTCCATGACGGTTATATTTCGACGCACCGGTTTACGTTTCCGTTCGCCACGGAAATAGGGGTTACGTAATCGTGCCCCCATTAGAAGGGGATCTCTGCATCTTCAGCCTTCGCTCGTTTGAAACCTTCCATCACCTGATACAGCTTTGTCGGATCCTTTTTGTCGGCTTTGCGTGAAACTGTGGCAATGAATTCCTTGCCTTGTTGCATGTCAGTGTCCCACTCGTATACGCCCTTTTTAGCGCCTTCTTTGCAGTTCAGCACCGAGAGAAGGCCGCCCAATTGATTGGGCCAGAATAGTTGCTTCCCAGTCCCTTCCGTGCCGTCCTCTGTACGGTAGTCAAGTCGCCATTCGTACCCTACTTTGCCCTTGATCTCTTTGCGTTGAACGCTTCGAACTTCAAACATATGCGTACCGTTTGGTATTTCGTTACTGAATTGATTGTTCGTGTCAGTGGTTTCCCGGCTCATTTGGATTCTCCCTTAATTTTTTTGCTCAAAAATTCGAGCATCTTGGAAGCGTTCTCCTGGCTCAAATCTTCGATTTCAGTTGCTTGCGCTTTGGTGAGCCATTTGTCAAATTCATCCTCGGGGACTTTGAGCAATTCAACGAGACGTTTAATCTCGGCCACCTGCGTGCTATCTGCGAGCATAATAGGCTTAACCGGTCCTTCAACCACGGCCTTGCCATAGAGTTTTTCGAAGCTGGGAAAGTCCAAGTCAATATCGGTTCCGACTGGGAATCCATCAATACGACTTTTAATCACTGTTGCGTATCGCGTAGTCCCCACAAGCTTAGTTTCAAGCCAGAGGTCGAGTTCGTAATCGAGTTTTTTGTACCCATCGAATGTACTCCCTTCCATGATCAGTTCCTTGCCTTGGCGAATCCATTTGTCCTTCTGGTGACAGATGAGAATGACGGTCATATCTAGGCGGCTGAGCCAGTTCAGCAACCTGCGCGTGGGTTTGTCAGCTTCACGTTTATCCTTTCCAAAGTCACTACCAGCTCTTTCCTCCGCCGCCGCTGCTTCGACGTTGTAGAGCTTCGAAAAACTATCAAGAATAAAGGTTTTGTAAGAATGCTTTGTGGTAGCAAGCTCTCTAACTTGATTAATGACTTCGTTAAAGTCTTGCGATCCTTGCTCGACCCCCAAGTATGCTCCACCGCTAGAAATGATCTTTTTGACATATTGCTCCCTTGTAGCTCCGGCTTCCGTGTCGATGAGATACGGGGCGGGTGCGTTCAATGCAAACATCGATTTACCTGTTCCTGGCTTTCCCGACAGCATAATGTGCGGCTTTCGGGCTACCACTATTTCCGGCTTGATTCCCTTCAGTGCCATTGGTTAATCTCCTGGTTTATAGTCCCTTGGACTCTAATTCAAAAAGGTCTCCCGCCTTTTCCGTCGGCCTGTATTCAGATTCTGAAGGTCGGGAGAAATCGAATACTTCCTGGGACAGCCGCTTGGCCGCAATCTCGCAATATTTTTCTTCGATCTCAATGCCGGTGGCTTTACGTCCTAGGTCTTTAGCCGCACGGAGGGTAGTTCCGGATCCCATAAAGGGATCTAAAATTGACTGTGCGTGAGGAACAAAATTCAGACACCACCGCAGCAACTCGACCGGCTTTTCAGTTGGATGCTGACGGTCCACAGGCTCTCCTGCCCGAATCATGCCTTGCCAGACGTGGTGAAAAATCTTTGCTGGCTGGGGCAAATTGGTCCAAGCAAGCTCAAATTGTGAATACCAGGATTCATTTCCTGCAGATTTATCCCAACAAAGCCAACTTGTTCTTATTGGCATTTGGAAATAGTTGCCTCCCCACAAAATCAGATAATCAAATTTTTTATCGATAAGTTTTAGAAATGGCCCAATATCGAATTTCCCTTCATCGGTATATCTTCCGTAAGCCTTTACTTTGGCTAAATGTGGGCCGCGATTACCGACCATCATTAGTTTGTCTTTGCTGTTTTGGCCACCGGCATAACCACCGTAACGGTTGAAAATTTTAAGTTTTCCATATGGCGGATCCGTCAGGACCAGATCAACCTTCGCCAAAGAGGGGAGAATCTCCCGGCAATCGCCGTGGTAGATCGTGATCCCGTTCTCTTCGTAATAGGGTTTCATTTGTACTCGATACCGTCGAACACTTTCCGCATGAAGTTCTGTGCTTCGCCGGTCTTAAGTTGCTTGGGGGTAAACTTGAAAATTCGCCAGCCGAGGAGTCCTGCGTAGTTGTACTTCTCCATGTCCTTCACGAATCCAGATCCCCGTGTATGACGGCCCTGCATCCAAACGCCGCCTTCGATCTCAACCGCGATTTTGGGGAGTATCCAGGCGTAATCAAATCGCCATTTCCGCTCTGGCTTTGCAAAACAAAGCTCTGGGATCGGCGACTCAATTCCCCAGGGATACCAGATCAGGTCGCTCATTTACTCCACCTAGCTACCTTGACGAGCTCTCGAAGCTTTTCTTCAAAGTCGATAAGACTGAACTTTTTAGTAACAGATGCCTCGATAAAAAACCCTTTTAGAACTTCGATCGTCCCATCCACCGGATCCGACTTCTGATGGCATGCACAATGCCAATTTAGATAGGGGAATCCTTCGCAAGCTCCTTTGCAAGTCTCGCAGCACTTCTCCCCAGCGGGGGACTTTTGGTTGTTATGTTTACAACACTCGTTATATGGGCATTTCTCATTCGAGACTTCTGGCTCTTGGAATTGGTCTGGGAGGCGCAAACGTATGTGATAGTCTTCTACACCTTTAGGTTCAATGGTTTCTATCACTGATCCGCCCCTCGCTACGTTTAAAACCCTGTCTCCCAAAGCCAATGGCTCAAACATCGATTGGAGGATGCGGTAGGCCATGTGCCAATCACCTTTACCCGCTGTATTCTGGGCGCACTCAAACTCACTGCATGAGAAGTATTTGTGGATCAGCGGATGAGAGAGCAGGTCTTGGAGGGTCATTTCAAATTTCCTTCAACCCATTTTCTTACTCGTTCCCATCTCTTTTCGGGTGTCTCTTGCCAACCGCCCTCGTCATTTTCATATGCAATTTCCCTAGCCAGAGCATCCGAAATGTCGAATATAGCGGCTACGGTTTCGGAGTCCTCTGGGTTAACACCACTCACATCCACGCGCCTTTTACAAGCAACGGCCCCAAGAGCGCACACTTCACCTTGCGCGGTTACTAATTCGCCTTCGATTAACCGCTTAGTCGGCATTGCATCAAGGGCATCGGCCATATCGCGTAATAATTTTTGCCCACGCTTACCCTTGATTGCGGAGTTAACGGCTCCGCGCCATCGAATTAAGTCCCATTGGTCTATATCTTCACTGTAATTACTTCTACTCATATGCTCGCCTCCTTGTTCAGCTCTGCGATGAGAGCGTCGGCCAACTTTACTGCGAGGTTGGCGTACTCATGTGGATAGAGTCCAAATGCATGCGAACAACAAATTCCCTGCATCGCCGTCGCCGCAAAGTATTCGCGCTTGGTGAGGCCTTGGTATTCACTGATACCGCTCAGGACTTTCGCCGCGCTTGCGAACGCTGGATCATTTGGATTTGTCATCAATCCGTCCCTTCAGCCGAAAGTTTCTGCATTTTTCTTGGCATTCGACTAAGCATTCGCCGGCCACCGAATGATCATAGAGACCGTGGCCGCATTCGCAGGGATCATTAGGTCGTCCAGCCATCATTTAATTCCTGCAGCCTTCTTGCCTTCGGCATCGGCCGATCTAACCTCGGCATCGCGTTTGGCATCGTCAAAGGCCATGTTCGGAGCGTCAACGATCTGGACGCCTTCGCGTTGGTAGGACGGCATCTTGTCGGTGGGGGGTTTTTCGTCAGATGGTTTCACGGGAGCGGCCGTGATCGGCTTAATGTCCACGACGCAATCTCCACGGTATTCATACGATCCAGTCGGACACGCTACAGCATTTCCAGCTAGGAACATGACCAGCATGAGTTTTTTCATTGTGAGTCTCCTTTCAAGTTATTGGCCCTGGGTTGGATTCGAACCAACGTTCACCATCTCTAGAAGTCACAGGGCCAAATTGCTGACTTGCGGCCGGTCCTGCCCCGGCTATTTCGGGAACAACTCCAAATTCCATTCATCGATCATCCAATGAGAAGGAAAGTGTTCCTT